CCTGTGTTGCAGGTTAATATTGATGATGAGCAAGTAAATAACGTTATTGATGACACATTTCAATTCTTTAATGAGAATTGCTACAATGGTCAGGAACGGTGCTATATGTACCATGCAATAACTGCTGATGATAAAACTCGTCTTGCAGCACAGTCTGATTCTACTAAGGTAGAAGGTGCTGTAACAACTACATGGTCAGAAGATACAAATTATATTCCCATACCAGCTCATGTAGTTGGTATTAGTAAAGTGTATGGATTGGTTGGTAACTCTATTCGTTCTAACTTATTTGGTATAGAGTATCGAATGTTCTTGAATGACTTATACGCATTTGGATCATTAGATATCTTAAATTATTTTATGACTAAACAATATCTTGAAACATTAGATATGGTTTTGAACAATGGTTCGTTCCAACAGTTTAGATATACACAACGTCGTGATCGTTTATACTTAGATATTGATAAGGATTTCCTAGAAGTAGGAACTAACTTATTAATAGAGTGTCATAGGATGATTGATCCAACTGATGCTACTGAGATGTATAATGATATGTTTGTTAAAAGATATGCTACTGCTTTAATGAAGAAGCAGTGGGGTCAGAACTTGATTAAATATCAGAATGTTCAATTACCAGGCGGTATGAATCTTAATGGTAAAGAAATATATGACGATGGTGTAGCAGCTGTCAGAATGATTGAAGGAGAAGTTCTATCTAAATATGCAATACCACCAATGGATATGATCGGATAAAATGCCTACTAGTCCTTACTTCCCAACTTATTACGCTGGTCACGTCGGTGAACAGAACCTGTATCAGGATCTGGCTGACGAACAGATCAAGCTGTTTGGAACTGATATCTATTATCTTCCTAGAACTATTCTAAAAGATAATACATTGGATGATGTCATCTATTCTAAGTATCAAGATGAATTCCAAGTAGAGATGCTACTACAAAACGTAGCAGGTTGGGGTGATAACAATGAGATCATTAGTAAATTTGGTTTAACAATAAGTGATGAGATCATTTTTAAAGTATCTACTAGACGTTGGGATGAGGCAGTAGCAGCTAATACTCCTACTCTAACAGTTGCTGGTAGACCTAATGAGGGAGACTTATTGTACTTCCCATTAACAAAAGATTTGTATGAAATTAAATACGTTCAATTAGAAAATCCATTCTATCAGTTTGGTAAGATTCAGTTCTATTCTATCACTGCTGAACTATACATTGGTCAGTCAGACGAGATCAATACTGGTGTTGCAGAAATTGATGAGATAGAAACTATATACTCTAGTGCCATTGCATTAACACTAGGTGTTGGTGGAACTGGAGACTTTACTGTTGGTGAGATAGTTACTGGTGGTACAACTGGAGTTGAAGCAGAAGTTAAGTCTTGGGATAATTCTACAAGAATACTTCAGGTCATTAATAGAAAAGGAACCTTCTCTGCTAATGAATCTTTAACTGGTGATAGTAGTGGTGCTGTTTGGGTAGTGTCTACATTTGACACTCTACAAAATACAAACAGTGAGTATGATGCAAATAGAGAAATCGAGGATGCTGCTGACAATCTTATTGATTGGACAGAAGGTAATCCATTCGGTGAATTTGGTAACTTTACAGGTAGTATCTGATGTTAGGATCACATTTTTATAACGAGGTAACTCGTAAATCAATTATTGCTTTTGGTACTCTCTTTAATAATATTAGTATAAAGAAGAAAGATCCAAGCACAGGAGCTGTCCTTGAGGAGAGTAAAGTTCCTTTAGCTTATGGTCCTAGACAGAAGTTTCTTGTTCGTTTAGAACAGATGGTGTCTGCGACACGCAAGGTTTCTATTACTGTTCCTCGTCTTTACTTTGAGATGAACAGTATTGATTATGATCCTCAAAGAAAGACTTCTCCTATACAGAAGTACAAAACTATTATTAATGATAATCAAGATGAAGTAAGAACTCAGTATGTACCTGTACCTTATAATCTTGGATTTGAATTAGGTATCATCGCACAGTCACAAGATGATGCCCTACAAATATTAGAATCAATTCTTCCTTATTTCCAACCATCATTTTCAATAACATTGAATATGATTCCTGATATGAATGAGAAGAGAGATATAGCAATCGTTTTAAATAACATTAACTACGAAGATGAGTGGGATGAAAGTTTCTTAAACAGAAGGTGGATTACATATACACTCAACTTCACTCTTAAGACATATATGTACGGTCCTTACAGTACATCTGATGTTATTAACAAGGCAATTATTCACGAGACTATTGGTGATGCTGCGGTAAGTAGAAGAACTATTACTCGTACATATACACCTAAAGCAAAGACTGACATTAACCAAGACGGAAACATTGATGCTGCTGATGATTTACTGGTAACAGCAGATGATGATTTCGGATTTAATGAAGGCATTACATACTTATAATTATGAATAACCTAGAAGATAATATGGAAAACATTCTTAATCTTGAAGTATCTGATACACCTGAGAATGGTTGTACAACTAGGAAGAGTAACTTAAAGGATGTTACAGAGGATAGAGAAAAGGACTATGAATATACTAGAGGAGAACTTTATTCTCTTATAGATCAGGGTCAGGAGGCAGTCAGAGGTGCTTTAGAGGTTGCTCAGGAGAGTGGTCACCCTAGAGCATTTGAAGTTGCTGTAAACGCAATGAAGAATGTAGCAGACATGACTGATAAACTTGCTGACTTACATAAAAAAATGAAAGACTTGGATGAAGATAAGTCAGGACCATCTAAGGTCACTAACAATGCTATGTTTGTAGGATCTACATCAGAACTACAGAAGATGCTTAAGCAAATGAACGGAGGTAAACGCTAATGGCAAATATGGATTGGTTACAGAGAAATCATGATAACTCTTTAGCGGATCCAGCATTAGGATTCACAGTTGTCAATCGTTTTTCAGGTAATGAGGGATGGGCTACTAAACAGTACAAGGATCATAATGCTGATTATGTCGCAAGAAATCACGACAACAGCACAAGAACTCCTGGAACATTTCAAGCGAGAACGGTTGCTAATGCAACAAGAACTCCTGCTGCATATCAGCGTCACAACTCTAGTAATTCAGCAGTGTCAGCATAGGTACACACTAGCTTGACTTGTAGTAAGTTATACTTATAACTAGTATTAGATTACATTATGATATGAGACTTACCGAAGAAGATGTTTTACGCTTAATTACTGCATGTAAAACCTATCAGGAACAAACTGGTTCGGAATACATGTGGGATGAATACGAGCATTTAAAAGATAAGTTACAAACTCTATGTGAACAAGGGTACTGTGCTATAAGCAAATGACTCACTATACCGTAGGTTACCACGATACGGAACAACATCATTACGAAGTATGCGAGTATGCAGAAACTGCATATGATGCAATCGAACACTCAAAAGAGGATGTCTCCTACTTAAAGGAGCATCCTCATTTTATTGACTATTGTATGAAGGAGTAGTATAATGTCTACTATAACAAAATACAAACATGAAATTATGTGGTGGATGAGCAGACTTACAATAATGTTAACATCATTATTCCTTTCTTTTACATTAGCATCAACAGCATATGCTACTGAGAATACTATGTCAATGGACATTCAAATGGGATACAAAGGTAATCTTGTTTATGAACCAAATGAAATGACAGTTAAAGTAGGTGATACAGTTACTTTTATGATTGGTGATTTACCACCTCATAATATAGTATTCCTCAACAACCCAGAGTTGTCACATCCTGATCTAGCATTTAGTAGTGGAGAGAAATTCCCTGTTACTTTTGATAAGGCAGGTGAATATGAATTCCAATGTGAACCTCATGCAGGTGCTGGAATGAAAGGTGTTATACATGTCGTTTGATTTTAACGAAGAAGAACTATTGTGTTTACAAGTGTGCTTACAAAATGCACCAACACCATATCATATCTCTAAGAAGAAGATAGTATCAGAACTTGAGGATAAGATAGGCAAACCACCTAAAGTGGAACATGAACCATTGAAGTTGCCTAAGTATGATTTAACAAAATACGGAATTTATGATTGAAAAAGGTGATAAGATTATGAAGATGCTTCTGTTAAATTCACATGAAGCAGACTTCTTATATAAAAAAGAGGATGGTACATTCTATACATGTCATCATAGAAAGGGTGGTGACACATATTCTATACCTGAGATACAATTAGAAATGTTTCCACCGCCACCACCTAAGAAGATAAAGGTGAATGAAGATGCACCACACCATAATATACTAG